CAATGATCTCCGAAGCATGATGAAAGGAATAAAAATCAATCCAGACATGCCTTTCACTTTTTCAGAAAGCGCATCTGGTAATGATGAACAACCTACAATCGCTCGCAATAGAACAATAATGAGACATCAATCTAAGAACACCAACAATATATTTGGATTGATTCGCGAAGGTATGGTAGGGTCCAAGTATTCCTATGTAGATGTAACTAAGAATAGAGTTGTAGACTTCGATTTTAATATCGATAATGAAGTCGTTAAGTTATTAAGGAAGGATAATATTGTTGATAAGGGTACGCCTATATTTGATAGTACTAGGCTAGATGATACGAAGGGTGATATCACTAACAGAAAGATCACACAGGTAGGTGGTACAAACGCATACTTTACACAAAAGTCTTACATGGAAAGTGAGGGACTTGCACAGTATAAACTTAATATCGTCAATCGATCAATGGCGTATATGTTGACTAATAATAAGATAGACGTAATCGTTGACGGTGTTGAATTCCTAGACGGAAGCGCGAACAAGACTATCGGCAACAAGATTGATATACGGTTTTTACGCAACACTAACACTGAGCATAAAGACAGCATATATGATAGAAAGAAGTCAGGTGATTTTTTAATATTCGCGTGTAAACATACCATATCTCCAAGAACATATACACTAACCCTATCTGCTATGAAACTATCTAATGGAGAATTGTTATGATACCTAAAAGTTTCGTTGAGTATTATGGCGACCATACACGATGGTTCCTAGGTACCGTGGTCGATGTCTTTGATCCACTGAAACTAGGACGTGTTAAGGTCAAAGTGCACGGTGTATACGATGAGATCAAGGATAAAGATTTACCTTGGGCACAAGTGATCATTCCAGTTACTACAGGCATACACGAAGGAAAAGGACAGAACCTTGGTATGTTAGTGGGTACTCAGGTTTTTGGTGTGTTCTTAGACGGACAAAACTCTCAGTTGCCGTTAGTCGTTGGGTCGATTCCGAAAGAGGATGACACAAACGAGAAGGCGTTGAATGCCTATCCGTACAATAAAGTGTACGAGACTGAGACAGGTCACTTTAAAGAATATGACGATTCTTCAAATGGGCGTATCCATGAAGAACATAGGTCAGGTACATACTATGAGATGCAAGACGACGGTAGTCGTGATACCACCATACAGAAGAATGACGTTCTACGGGTCAAGGGTGATATAGAGATCAGAGGAGATAAGGACGCTAACATAACTATTAAAGGTGATTGTAATATAATTGTCACAGGTGACGCGAAGATTTCTGCAAAGAATGTAACAGTACGGGCGTCCGATAAAATATCCTTATCCGGAACTGTTGTTAAAATAAACTCATGACTAGTTTACCTTGTGGTGGTGGGAACCTACCCACTAAAGCAGATTATGTTAATATGATGAATCAGATCTCTAAGATCCCGTCGGACTTGGAGAGTATGCTAGTGGACGCACAGTCCCAACTGGAAGCACAGAAGACAGAGACACTAGACCAGATAGAAGAGCTCAAACGTCAAGCGAGAGAGGCTGAGGGTGACGCACGTGCGCAACTAGACGCAGAGATTGAGAAACTAGAATCAATGGACATTGGTCTAGAGATTCAGAAAGAAATAGAAGATCAAATAAAAGAGATTACCGATACGATAGAGGGAGTTGGTGATCTACTAGCCCCGTGGTGGCAGAAAGGTCAGGTACGAGATTGGGAAAAGGAAGCGGAAGACGCATTCACTGAACTCATACAGGACTACCATATATTCATTCCTATGAAGATCATGGAACTTATCAGTGCAATCATACCAGTGACATTTACTGTGCCTATACTTGGACTATCCATAGATGTTTTGAAAATATCTACCGCTGAAGAACAAGAGAGACTCAAGGCACAGATTAGTGGAGACACCGAAGGGTTCCGCGCAAGTCTACAACAACTGAAGGATGATTTCGAAAGTGGTAAGTTAGAACAAGATGCCTATGACTCTGCGATGGATACGCTACAGGAAACGAAGAATCAAATCGTTGATACCTTTTATAGCTTAGTTCCAGCCGAGTACCAATACTTCAACGGTGAGTTTGGTGTGGAATGTGGTGAGTGGAAGGCAAAACTAACATGGTCTTATATCAAGAACGAGATCATGGCGTTTGTTACCGGATCATTATTTGAACTGTTCGATAAACTAATCGGTAAGTTCAAAGCGATATGGGACCCATTAGGATTACCCTCTTTACCTATACCGTTAGACTTTGATATTGCAGCATGGATACGTGCTCAGGTAGAGGCGGCAAAGGTCAAGGCAGAACGTGAAATAAAACGCATAGAGGATCAGGCAGAACAACTACAATCGGATATAGAGAACTTTGACATGGATGCAGAGATCACTAAAATCAAAGATGACATGTTATCACAGATAACTGAACTTGCGCTACCATTTCCCGCACCATTCAACATAGCATTAAAGGATGTGTTCGGGGGTGATATTGATAAGAAAACTATCTGTATAGAAGATGAGATACATCAATTGACTACTGCGGCTAGGGATTGGTTCGAGAACGCAAAGAAAGGACTACTATTCGATTGGGTTAAGATTGTTAAGAAGTTTTTCAATGCTATAGGACTAGGTGCTATATTTGATTTTATTGACTTGACTTTATGTGACGTTCTTGGTATGATAGGTGTCCCAACTTCATTCGATATAACTTTACCTGAATTGCCTTCAATCGATGTTGCAATTTCTGTATAAATAGTACAAAAAGAGTTGATAGACTAATGGCAAAGAATTTTTCAATAGAAGACGGTAATCTATATAACGCTCCGATCACTACATCGATTAAGCGCATCAACAAAGATATCGATACTAGTTTTACCGCAAAACCTTCTACAGGTGACATCTATAAGGTCACCGATGCTGCAGCAGTCAAACAATCAGTTAAAAACTTATTAATGACAGAAAGAGGTAAGACACCTTTTCGTCCGTATTATGGTGGAGGTTTGGAAACTTTTCTATTCTCTCTATCAACCGATCTAGAACCATCCGATATTGAGAACAGAGTACGACAAACGATTGAAGCACATGAACCTAGAGCAAAATTAGTAGACGTGAAAGTTACCATCAAAGAAGATTACAATACCGCTAATGTGGTTATTGTATTTGATGTTATAGGATCTACTAAACGAGTAACTCTAGGACTAACTATTGCAAGGACAAGATAAATGACTATTAATTCATCCGACTTAGATTTCTATAATATCAAGTCTAAACTAAAGACGTACTTCAAGCAAAGTGATGAGTTTGCAGATTATGACTTTGAGGCAAGTGGACTGTCTAATATTATGGATGTGTTGGCATACAATACACACATCAATGGTCTTATTGCAAACATGTCAATCAATGAATCGTTCTTGAGTACATCTCAATTACGTTCATCTGTTGTATCTCACGCAGAGAGTCTAGGGTATTTCCCTACATCGATGACTGCAGCTCGTGCGGTGGTAGATGTAGAAATAACAGTATTGAATAATGCACCTACATCTCTACCACTAAATGCAGGGTCCAAGTTCTTCGTCACAATCGACGAAACTAACTATGAGTTCTTTACACTACAAACCTATGAAGCGATTAATGATACTACAGGTAAGTTTGTATTTCCTAATGTAACACTAGTAGAAGGAAAAGTCAAGACAAAAACTTTCTTGGCCGATAGTAATATAGATGTACCATATGTCATATCAGATAATAATATAGATGTTTCTACTATGTCGATATCTGTATTCCCTAACGGAAACACAAGCGAGTCTAATAATTATTTCAATATAAAAGAAGTTGCGACGATTACCGATCAATCTCGTGTTTATATCGTACGCGAAGCAATGAATGGTTTTTATGAAGTCTTGTTTGGTGACGGTAATGTGCTTGGTCAGCGACCACAAGCAGGTAATATAATTTCAATCGAGTATATCTCTACCTCTGGGGTAGAGGGAAATGGTGGTTCTGAATTCAACCTGAATGAATATACGGGAGAAGACTACTCAACTAATATATCTTTGGTATCTGCATCAGCGGGAGGTTCTTCCCGTGAGTCTATTTCTCAGATCAAGATGAACGCGCCTCTGGCATTCTCTGCACAAAACCGTTTGGTTACTGCTGACGATTACACTGGTATGATCATGAGTAAGTATGGTAGTTATTTAAGAGATGTTTCAACATGGGGTGGTAATGATAACATACCCCCACAATATGGTAAAGTTTTTGTTAGTTTAAATTTCGCTGACGGTATAAACGAAGAATCCAAAACTACAATAGAGAACTTGATACGTAGTCAGTTGACATCCAACTTATCTATTATGTCTATAGATACAGAATTTGTCAATCCCGAAATTACATATTTGGAACTGATTACTAGATTCAATGTTGATCCAGTCAAGAATATTTCTGCCTCACAATTAGAGGTTGCGGTCGAATCTATTATTACTGAATATACAAATTTGACATTGAGTTCATTTGATTCATCATTCAGACGATCTAATCTATTAACTCTGATAGACAATCACTCCAACGCAATCCTAAACTCTAAGATGGAAGTCAAGGTTCAACAACGATTGGACATCGATTCTATAGTTACTGATTTAAATGTTGCTAGAAAAGCACTAGATCCTCAGTCAGAAGACTTGACTTTTTTGGAAAAAGACTTTACAATAAACTACCCAGTCGTTATCGCTTCGCCAGATAAAGACGATCATATTATTCAATCGTCTATGTTTAAGTGGTATGATAAAAACGTATTCGTTAGAAATGAACTGGGGTCTACTCGATTACAATTGTTCGATGTCAACGGAGATGTCAAATTAAGCAATGCGGGTTTCTATGATGCAGCGAAAGGTACAGTGAATCTCAGAGCCCTTCGTATTGATGTGGATGGTTACTTGAGCAGCGGATTAAAGATATCTGCAACTCCAGCAAACCAGAGTACAATATCCCCGTTGAGGAACTACATCATAAAACTAGACTCAAGTGGATCTACAGTAATTGGTAATACAGAGCAAGGGTCTACTAAGGTCTTATTATAATGTCCGAATTTCTAGAGAATCAATATAGGATTAATCCTAAATTCCACCAGAATCAAGTAAAGAGTATTCTACCTGAGTTTTATCAGACAGAATATCCTAAACTAGTTTCTTTTCTAGAGACGTATTATAAATATACGGGTGAAGACGGATCTATTTCTTTTGACGAACAAATTCAAAGACTGTTCAACATAAGAAACATTGCATCAACAGATCTGCGATATTTGGATCTATTAATTGCTGAGCTCAGCGATGGATTAGAATCTGCTTCGTTCTATAAGAATCCGCGATTAATGACAAGATTACTTGCGGACTTATATCGAGCAAAAGGAACACAAATATCAACCGAACAGTTTTTCAAGGCATTCTTCAATGAAGACGTTGAGGTGTCTTATCCTAAGAGAGACATCTTTATTCTGAATGATAAACCTGGCGGTTCATTGATTGGACCTCAGTCACTACACTACATTCAAGACGATAGACGATATCAAATATTCTCAGTTCTTTTGAGAACAGGTCTATCGTTATTAGATTTTGAAACATTATATAAAAAACTGGTACATCCAGCAGGATTCTATCTTGCAGTGGAGACCGTCACTCAGAGTTCTGCTGAGGTTGGTCTTGAAGCGGGAGAAGTTACAGATCCTCTAGAAGTACCTAACTATGCTATCGAACTCCAGACTAGACAAATGGGTTCACATGTACAAGCAAGATATTCTCTACTTACTATGGAAGAGAATGACGATATTGATAAACGAACTCAGGATCAGAAAGACACTGCTACAGGTATTGTCGTGAGTTCTTTAGAAACATTAGACAAATATGATGACATTTCTTTACAGCAGTTGGCAGATGATTTCACTACAGTCGCAGACTGGGCAGGCGTGAAATCCCCAACATTGGATGATGAGGGTTTAGACCTATCTCAAGATTATGAAACTTTAGACGCATCAGACCACTAATAACGGAATCCAAAATGACAAGAAGAATTCTAGACACAGGCGGAGCTGCCAACGACGGAAAGGGAGATACTCTCCGTGAAGCCAGTGAAAAAATTAATGCAAACTTCCAAGAACTTTATGATCTAACCAAACTTTCAGGTGATGGTGATATTACTATAGGAGATCTTAGTGATATCGTTGATAGTTCTGTAAGCAAAGCAATCGGAAGTGCAGACCTAAGTGATGCTATTGGTAATAGTGCTACCGTAAATGCTTTAGGCACACGGGTAACTCAGAACGAAGGATTGATCAGTACACTTGATCAACAAATTTCTGACATCAACACACTAATTGACAATACTGATATTGGTGAGAAAGGTCCGCAAGGTGATCCAGGCCCGATAGGTCCACAAGGACCTCTAGGATGGCAGGGTACTGTTGGACCTATAGGACCACAAGGTAATGTTGGTGCTCAGGGTTTCCAAGGTGTTCAGGGTAACGTTGGTGAACTAGGACCCCAAGGAGAGCAGGGTGCTCAGGGTGAACAGGGTGTCCAAGGTAACGTTGGCGAAATGGGAGCGCAAGGTGAACAGGGACCTCAAGGTGAACA